GTCTATTATAGAAAAGTAACAGTTAGCAAAAACGATAATTAATCTGTTAAAATCAATGAACCATTAATATTCAAGGGAGGATAATATGGATTTTATAAGCAATATGGTGATGTGGGTAACAGCAATTGTAACTGCTAGTTCAATTATAGCTGCAGTCACTCCAACACCTAAAGACGATGCTTGGATTGGTAAACTATACAAATTTATAGATTTACTTGCGTTAAACATTCTTAAGGCTAAGGATAAATAATGTCTAATGCACCAGACGCGTTTGTATATAATGCGATTTTGGAACGAATAGTCGATGGTGATACCTTCGACTGTTCGCTTGATTTAGGCTTTGACGTCAAGCTTCATAAGCAAAGGGTTAGACTAGCTGGAATTGATACACCAGAGTCAAGAACAAGAGACTTGGCTGAAAAAAAATTAGGATTAGCAGCAAAGGAAAGGCTAAAAGAACTTTGTTGTGGTAAATTAAAAGTTAAATCACTAGGAAAAGGTAAATATGGCAGAATACTTGGCATCCCTTATACAGAAGATGGTAAAGATATTTGCCAAATCCTCATCGAAGAAGGACACGCAGTTGAATACCATGGTGGTAAAAAAGCAAAAGTTTGGGGAGATTATTAATATGAACATATCCCAAGAAGGATTATCTTTAATTAAAAAGTTTGAAGGTTGCGAGCTAGAGGCTTACAAGTGCGCAGCAGGAGTTTTAACAATAGGATATGGTTCAACCAAAGGCGTTAAAGAAGGCGACACCATTACTCAAGAAGAAGCAGATAACCTGCTTTTACATGAAATGGAAGAGTATGAAGGTTATGTAAAAGATGCAGTAACTGTTGATTTAAAACAAAATCAATTTGATGCCTTGGTAAGCTGGGTATTTAACTTAGGACCAGCTAACTTAAAAGCTTCTACTATGTTAAAAGTATTAAACAATAAAGAATATGATGATGTTCCATCCCAAATAAAGCGCTGGAATAAAGCAGGTGGTAAGGTTTTACAAGGACTTATCAGAAGAAGAGAAGCAGAAGCCCTTTTATTTGAAGGCAAAGAATGGCATGAGGTGTAACTAATGCCACTTAGCAAGATTGTATTTAAACCAGGTATTAATAGAGAAGGAACTGAATACGATAATACAGGCGGTTGGTTTGACGTAAATCTTGTACGTTTTAGAAAAGGTAGACCAGAAAAGTTTGGCGGTTGGTCAAAAGATAGTTCTAATAGTTATTTAGGAACTGCTAGAGCTTTACATGCTTGGAACTCTTTGGGAGGTACCAAGTATTTAGGAGTAGGAACTACCTGGAAATATTATATTAGAGAAGGAGACAGTTACTCAGATGTTACCCCCATACGAAAAACTACGACTGATGGTGTTACTTTTTCTGCTACTAACGGCAGCTCTACTATAACAGCAACTGATACTGGGCATGGTTCAGTTATAAATGATTTTGTTACCTTTACAGGAGCCGTTTCTTTAGGTGGATTAATAACAGCAGAAGTATTAAATCAAGAATATCAAATAACATCTGTTACCACTAATACATATACTTTTGTAGCAAAAGATACTGATGGAAATGAGGTTGTAGCAAACAGTTCAGATACTGGAAATGGAGGATCTGGAGTAGATGGGGTTTACCAAATTAATGTAGGTTTAGATGTTTATATTACTGGTACTGGTTGGAGTTCTGGTACTTGGGGTGAAGGAACTTTTGGCTCTACTACAGCTTTGTCTGCTACTAACCAGCTAAGACTTTGGACACATGATCACTTTGGCGAAAACCTTATAATAAACCCTAGGGCTGGTGGTATATATAGATGGGTAGAAAATAACGGCCTTACAACAAGAGCTGTAGATCTTTCTACTGTATCTGGAGCTAACCTAGTTCCAACAGTAGGCTTGCAAGTTATTACCTCAGAGAAAGATAGGCATTTAATTGTATTGGGTTCAGACTCAGTATCAGGAGGAGCAAGGACTGGGACTATAGATCCGATGCTTATATCCTTTAGCGATCAAGAAAATGACTTGGAGTTCCAGCCTTTGATTACCAATACTGCTGGAGATTTAAGACTTTCTTCTGGTTCGTCTATTATTGGCGCTACAAAATCTAGACAAGAAATACTTATATGGACTGATACTGCTTTATACAGTATGCAGTTTGTTGGACCACCTTTTACATTTGCAGTTAACCTTATTAACGAGGGTACTGGACTTATAGGACCAAAGGCTGTTATTACTTCAGCTCAATCTATTTATTGGATGTCTTCAACAAACTTTTACGCATATACAGGTATCGTACAAAAAATACCTTGCAGCGTTCATAATTACGTATATGGGGATATAAACCTAAGTCAATCATTTAAAATACATGCGTTTACTATTACTGAGAAGTCTGAAGTGGGTTGGTTCTATTGTTCAGGAAGTGCAACAGAAATAGACAGATATGTTATCTATAACTACGAAGATAACGTTTGGTATTACGGCCAATTAGAAAGACATGCTTGGCTTGATAGTGGTATTGAAAACTACCCTAGAGCTACTTATAACGGATACTTGTTTGAGCAAGAAGATGGCTTTAACGATGATGGTAGTCCTATGACTAACGTATTTATAGAAAGCTCAGACTTTGAAGTGGGTGAGGGAGAGCAGTTTGCTTACATACAAAGAATGTTCCCAGATTTAAAATTCTTAGCTAATTCAGACTCAGGTAAAGTAAATCTTGTTTTAAAAACTAGAAACAACCCTGGAGAATCCTTGTCAACCAGTTCTACATCTTCCGTAGGATCTTCAACTGGGCAAGTCAGTTTAAGAGCAAGAAGTCGTCAAGCTGTATTTAGGGTAGAGTCAGATGACGACTCAGATGGTAACGATAACGTAGGTTGGAGACTAGGAGCTACCAGATTAGATATTAAACCAGACGGCAGAAGATAGTGGCAAAGTTATTAGAAACTAGCCTTCCGCTTGCTCAGGGAGAGATGTCTCCTGAAATTTTTAATAGATTAGTTAGGATTCTTGAGTTAAACTTAGGACAGTTCGATCCAAATCGAACGCCGCAGTTCAACGAAACAGAAATTGCGCAATTAAACTTTTTAGAAGGTGATGTAATCTGGAATACTTCTCAAGGAGTGTTGCAAGTTTATATAGGGAACAGTTGGACTCAGCTTCATACACCTAACTCACCCAATAATGGTTTTAAGGCTACAGCTTCTTTAGGTGCTGTTTCTGTTATAACAGAAGGTGATATAGCAGTAAATATAACAGTAGCTTAAAATTTAGGATATTTTTATATGTTTGCAAAACAAAAGATACAGGAAGAATCATACAAGCTAAAAAATTTATTGCTTGGATTTCCCTCTGATTGGTTTGTTAACAAAGATACTTTAAAAAAAGCAAAAGCATCTATACCCAATATAGTAGATTTCTATAAAAGCGAAGGTACAAACAATCCAGAAAAACTACCTTTACAAAGTGTCATACAAGAACCATTAAAGGATGTTTATACAGTTCCTTTGTTTTCTGACAAGTTTTGTAAAATATTATTAGATGAAATAGATAACATGCAAAAAGAATTTGCATTTGTTCCTAATCCAGAAGAAGACGAGTTAAGACAGATACCAGAGATAGTTCTTAGCGAAAAATGTCCAGATTTATATATTTCATTGATGCAGGTAGTTCAATCACTAATCAACCCAATACTTGTAACTATATGGAATCGCCACGTTACAGGCGGAAACATACAGATAGCTAACTACAACTTAAAAGATAAAAAGCAGGGAGCTTGGCATCACGACGCCAGTTCAGACGTTAGTATTGTAGTCCCTTTAAATACAGGAGATTACAAGGGTGGAGGAACAGAATTTTTAAATAGAGGAGTCGTAGAGCCACTACCTACAGGTAGCGGTCTGATATTCCCAAGTTATACACACATGCACAGAGGACTAGCAGTAGAGGAAGGAGATAGATATTTGTTGGTTTTTTGGTTAACATCTATAGATGAAGATATTAACAGCGAAGAAAATAAAGGGTAAAATTGTAATATGAATAGAATAGACAACAGCGGAACAGGATTAGCAAGGCTAGGACGCGACGAAGATCAATATATGGCTCACGTCGCTCAAGGCGAAATGGTTGTACCACCTGTTATATCTCCAGAAACAAGACAAAGAATAGAACAAGAACTGCGTGCAGCAGGCCTATCTCCAGATGAATACAAAGTAGGAGAAGGTATGTCTATCAATCCAATTACAGGTATGCCTGAATTTGGTTGGTTAAAGAAAACATTTAAGTCAATTAAAAAAGTAGCTAAAAAAGTAGCTCCTGTTGTTGGGCCTTTAGCAAACTTTATTCCTGGCGTTGGTCCAATTATGTCAGCAGCTATAGGAGCTGGAACTACAAAATTAGCTGGTGGTAGCTGGAAGGATGCTTTAAAAGCAGGTGCCTTTAGTTACGGAGCAGGTAAGTTAGGTGGAGGTATTGGTGGTTTAAAAGGTAAGCCAACAGGCGGTAACTTCTTTGGAAATGCAAAAGAATTTCTTTTTAAAGGTAAAGATGGTGTAGGTCTATTTGGAAACTTAGGCAAAGGTATTACTGGTTTAAAAGATAAAGCAGGAGAATTTATATTTAAAGGCGATGACGGTGTAGGTTTATTTGGAAATTTATTTGGTGGTGGCCAACAAGAAGTAATGTACGAAGACCCAGTTACGGGACAAGTTTACACTCAATCTCAAGTGGATCAAATGATAACTGCTGGAACTCAACCAGATAGCTTAAATCAAATACAATCTAGTGGAGGTCTTGGAAGTTTGTTTGGTGGAGGAACTCCTGGTCAAAGCAGACTTGGACTTATTGAAGACCTTATAAAAGGTAAATCATCTGATCCAGTAAGAGATGGAGGCGGTATCGCTGGTCTTTTCGGAGGTGGTCAAGGCGGAATGGGTGGCGGAATGGGTGCAGCAGCACTTGCAGGACTGCTTGGTAAAATAACTTACGACTCAGCCAAAGAAAGAATGGGTGGTTTAGCTGAAACTCCAGCTGTAACAATGGATCAACTTGGTAGATACCAATTATCAAAAGAATTAGGAACAGGCGGAACTAGAGGTGAGTTTGGATTAGGACCTAAACCTGCTGTATTAAACGTAGCAGGCGGAGGCGAGGCTAGACAATATTTCAACGAGGGTGGTTTAGCAGCAGTACAAGAACTTGATATGCGTGATGGCGGTGAGTCTGAAGGACCTGGTACGGGTACTTCTGACGACATACCTGCGATGTTAAGCGATGGTGAATTTGTAATGACCGCAGCAGCAACTAAAGGTGCGGGTGCATTTAACGTTAACAAAACTAAATCAGGCATAGAATTAATTTCTGGTGGTAGCGCTTCAAGAGAAAAAGGCGTTGAAAACATGCGTGAGTTAATGAACATATTTGAGGCAGTCTAATGGCAGAATCAACTAATCCAAATACTATAAATCCAATCGCTACAGGCTTTACAAGAGATGATAGAAGTTCTGATCCATTTGTACGTGAAGCTTACTTTGGTTCACCAGACACTCCAGGAATAATATCTCAAGCTATTAGCGCAGCTTATAAATCTTACGGACAACCATCAATAATGAGACAGACCGCAGGTCTATCACCATTAGAAATAGCTGCGATGCAAGGTGCTTACGGGGGTATTGGTTCTTACCAACCTTATTTAGATGCTAATTTAGCTGGCCTACAGGAAGGTATAGGTATGTCACGTAGAGCTGGAGAACTAGCCCAACCTTATTTTGCTGGTCAACAAGATTATTTAGGAGCAGCAACCGACGTTGCTAGGCAAGCTGCTGGTATGCAATTTGATCCAAACCTAACAAAACAATTTTACGATCCTTTTGAAGATAGAGTCGTACAACAAACAATAGATGACGCATTCAAACAAAGCGACATACAAGATGTAGCGCAAAGAGCTAGAGATATACAATCAGGCGGAGAGTCTGCGTTTGGTTCTAGAGCTAGACTAACCGCTGA